CGGCGTACGGTTCCCGGCCCCGGCTATGTGCATTTCCCGGCGGGCTTCGATGAAATCTGGTTCAGCGAACTGACCGCCGAAGTGTTGAAAGCGGGCAAATGGGTGAAGATGCGCCCGCGCAACGAAACGCTGGATCTGATCGTTTACGCGGCGGCGGCAATCATGCGGCCGCCTTACGCGCAGACCCGATCTGACATGGACTGGGTGCCGGTGGAATTCCGGGCACCCGAAGTAATCCCGCGGCTTGGCAGCCCTCCAGCCAGACCGGCCGCGGGCGCGGCGGTGGTGAATTTTCCCTCACCATCGCCGCCCCCCACCGCGCCGCGCCGGGTTTCCATGCCGGTAAACCGTTTCACTGGCCGGAAGTCCGGCAGCTACATGAAAGGGAGTGCATAAATGTCGCGTCGCATCTCCCTGCCCATGGGTTCCATGGTGATCCGCAATGCAACGGGGCTGCTGACCGCGACGCCCACCCCGACGCCGACGCCGACGATTGCCACCACGCCCGGCACCAGCGTTGTCCAGCATGGCGTCACCATGCTGCTGTCAACGTCGATGCAGCGCGGCCAATACGCCAATGGCGACTGGTTCGTTTTCAACCCGGCCGGCGGCGCCGGTTTCAGCTTTGTGGCCGGCGGTTCGCATGATGCCGTAACAGATGCGCTGGGAAGTTGGTTTTTTCCAACCGAAGCGTGCAGTTTCACCGATTCAACCAATGCGGTCACCGTGACCGGCCACCGGGCGACGGTAGGGCAGCAGGTTATGTTCATGTCGATCGTTGCGACGACCGGCATTGTCACCGCAACGATTTACTTTGTCCGCGCCATCCTGACATCCAGCACCTTCACGATTGCCGCCACACCCGGCGGCGCCGAGATCAATCTGGTGACCAACGGCACCGGCACTATCCGCATGTATGGCGCGACCGAGCGGCGGCGCAATGGCGCGATGGTCAACCCCGGAAATTCGGCGATTGCCTATGGCGGCACCGGATCGGTGGCGACCAACCACCGGGGCAACAGTTTCGACCAAGGCTATGACCAGTTGACCCCGCCGACCGGCATCAGTTCATCGACCGGGCAGGGTTACAACGGCGCGTTGAACGTCGCCGAGGCCAAGACTTTTGCGCCCGGCGAGGAGGGCAGTTACGTCAAGGCGGTTTCGCGGTCGGCAACGCCGGATCGCGTGGGCCGCGATGCGCTGTCGGAATTGATCGTGGTGACGGTGGTCAACACCCTGCCGCCGGTCGGGTCGCTGCGCCCGCCGGTCGCGGCGACAAGCAAGACGCCGGTCATCAACCAGTCGCAGATCAGCCGGTCGCGCTTCCTGTCGTTGAGCCGCGCGACCAACAGCGCCGCCCCGGCCAATCTGACAACGCTGATCGGTTACACCACCAAGCACTGGCAGTGCGGCTTCACCAATGGGCTATTCACGCGCGCTATCACGCCGTCCACTAACCAGGGGGTGATCGGGCAGGATTACGGGGCCGATTACGCCAAGCATTTGAGCGATTGCGCGGCGGCGCTGCACTATGATTTTGCGCCGGCGGAACTCGACCAACTGGCGATGAACCTGTGCGTCATCGGTGCGGACATCGCCTATGTGGCGGCGCAAGGGGCCGAGTTCCCCGGGGGCACCACCACCGGCGGCGGCGGGGCCAACCAATTCTGGAAAATGCCGGTGGTGCTGGCGGCGCTGCTGGCGCCGACATCGCCGGCCTATGCCATAATGGCGGAATACTGCGATTTCGCGCAGCACCAGATTTTCGCCAACGACACCCAATTGTTCCGGGTGTCACAGACCGAGTTCGACACACCGCGCCACACCGGCGACGGCAGAACGCGCAACGCCTATCTGCCGTATATGATTGGATCTCCGGAATGGGGATCGTCGGTCAAAGGCCGGGTCGATGGCGATGGCGGCGACAAATACGCCGGCGCCCAATTCGATGTTGCCTATCGGGATTTCAACGCCTCCCCGCAGACGGTGTTCTGGTGTTCGGCGGCGCGAGCAACCGGCGGGCTGGCGTTGGTCAACAATCCGCGATGGGACGCCTATCACCGCCGCTATGCCGATTGGAGCAACAATCTGGCGCTGAGCACATCCAGTAACACCACCACTTTTGGCCGAGAGTTTCTGGCCGACAACATCCCTGCCTATCCGGCGACCGCGCCCGTTCTGGTGGCGCGTTATGCGCAGGAAAACTGGGTATATCTGGAATTCGACCGGCCGTTGCGGGTCAATGAAGCCAAGCCGGCGGTGGGCGATTTTGCCGTGACGGTGGACGGCCCAAGCGCGACCCTGACCGGCACGGTGCAGGTATTCGACACCAAGATTGCAGTGCAACTGGCCACGCCGCTGACGGCATCAACACAAGCGGTGACGATCGGATACACGGCCGGCGCCAATCGTGTTCGCACGCTGGGCGGCACCGAGGTTCCAACTGTAACGGCGGGCGCGGCAACCAATCAGACGCTGTTGCCGCCACCACCGGCGGGGACGATCGAATATGTCGCGGGCGACGGCAAATCGTGGCTGTACGCGCCCTATCTGGCGACCACGCCGGCCGAGCCCGGGATGGGCAAGCTGTTGGTCGGAGTGCAGTTCAAATTGACCGCGGCGCCGGCATCCGGCCAGTCGATCATCGGCAACATCAGCGACAATTCCGCCGGTCTGCGCGTGTTCAACGCGACATCGACAGCGGCACGCTTGAACCACCGGCAGGGGGTAAGCGGCGGCGCCGGCACCAATCGCCCCAGCACGATCCTGACCGGGCTGGTATCCGGCAGCGAAGCGATCATCTGGTTCCTTGTCGATGGCGATCAGGTGGGCGCAGCCAACAACAACCGCGCCTCGATCAACGGCGTTGCTTCGCCCACCAGTTCATCGACCGATGCGCAGGGCAACACTTTCGACCCGTTTGCAGCGTTGATGACGTACGGAATTTCCCCGCTGGCACGCGGCGGCACAACCCGCCTGGATAATCTGGCTGAAAATGCCTTCGGCGGCGGCATTTCGCGCATCTTTATCGATTGGGGACCGCCGGGCGACACGGTAATTCCGTCCAACCCGGTGGGAACGAATTTCGGGCTGAGCTTCAATTGGGGCGATTACGGCGAACTGGTCACCGGCCGGCGGCCGAAATTCTTTTTCCCGATCAACCGCGCCGATGCGCTGGCCGCCGGGATCGTCAACCGCGGCACGGTGCGCAACTGGGTTCTGGCTGCAACGACGCGCGATGCCGATGAAGTCACCCCGGTGTTCGTGACGGTTTAGGGCAGCATCAGATGGCTTTTGTTCCTGCGGATCTCGATATTGTCGAAGCGGCGCTGAAGTCCGGTGTGAAGCGTGTCACCTTTGCCGATGGCCGCACCACCGAATATAATGACGCCCGCGCCCTTCTCGAAGTGCGGCGCGCCATCGAAACGGAAATCAGCCTCGCTGCCCGATCGGCGGCGGGCATTCGCCGCAAACGCTTTGCCCGGTTCGGAACCGGCCTGTGAAGCGCGGCAACTGGATCGACCGCGTGATTGCTGCGGTGTCGCCGGTAGCAGGCGTCGAACGGCTGAAGGCGCGCGGCGTTCTGGAAAAGGCGCGGGCCGATTATGATGGCGCCACCCAGGGCCGGCGTGCCGCCAGCTGGCGGCGGCGCAGCACCGATGCCAACGCCGAACTGTCGCCGGCGGCGCAACGCGCGCTGCGCGCCATCGCGCACGATCTGGTCAGGAACAATCCCTGGGCGGCGAGCGCGGTGCGCGGCATCGCCGATCACCTGGTCGGCCCGGGAATCACCTTTCAGGTGATGCGCGGCGGCGTGAAGGATGATCGGCTGCACGCCCTGGCGCTGGCGCACTTCGACACCACGGCCTGCGATGCCGAAGGCCGCCACAATTTCTATGGCCTGCAATATCTGGCGGCGCGTTCCATGGTGACATCCGGCGGCATGTTGGCGCGGCGGCGTTGGCGGCGGATGACCGATCGTCTGCCGGTGCCGATGCAGCTGCAACTGCTTGAACCCGATTATGTCGACATGAGCATGACCGGGGCGATCGGTGCCGGCGGCGCCTATCGCATTGCCGGTATCGAATTCGATCCGCTCGGCCGCCGCACCGGCTATCAGATGTACGCCGGTCATCCCGGCTCTTTGCTGCCGACCAGCCTGACCACGCGGTTCGTGCCGGCGGCAGATGTTGCCCACCTGTTTCGCGTCGATCGGCCCGAACAGCAACACGGCGCGCCGTGGTTCGCCCCGGTTGTGCTGCGCATGAAAGACTTCGGCGAATATGTCGACGCCCAGGTGGTGCGGCAAAAGATTGCCGCTGCCTACACGGCGTTTCGTTTTGGTGACCCGGAATCCGATCCGGCACCGCAAACCGACAGCAACGGCAACCCCGTCGATCTGGCCGCCGAACAGGAATATCTCGAACCCGGCATGATCATCGATGTCGCGGGCGATGGCGATATCAAGTTCAGCTCGCCGCCCGCCGTCGATGGCTATGCCGAATTCACCGATGTGACCGGGCATGAAATCGCCGCCGGCCTGGGGCTTCCCTATGAAGTGATGTCTGGCGATCTGTCGGGTGTCAGTTTCATTTCCGGGCGGCTTGGCCGCCTGCATTTCAAACGCGCTGTCGAATCGTGGCAGTGGAACACCTTTATTCCGCAGTTCTGCGAACCGGCGGCGCGCTGGTTTCTGGAGGCTGCGGCGATGATGGGCGAAGATGTCGAAGGCGTCAGCTTTGTCTGGGCGCCGCCCGAATTCGAAATGATGGACCCGGCAAGCGAAGTGCCGGCCACCGTCGCCGAAATCCGTGGCGGGCTGATCACCCTGTCGGGGGCGCTGCGCCGCCGCGGTCTCAACCCCAACGCCGAAATCGCCGAACGCGCTGCCGATAACGCCATGCTCGATGCCGAAGGCATCGTGCTCGAATCCGATCCGCGCCGCGTCACCCAAGTGGGCAACAGCGTGATGATGCCCAACGCCGACACCCGTAACGGAGTGCCCCCGCAATGACCGAAATCATGATTTATGGCGAGATTGGTGACAGTTTCGCCGGGCTTGATGCAACCACTGTCATCGAAAAGATCGGTGCCGGAAATGACGCGATCGATGTGCGCATCAACAGCGGCGGCGGCTATATTGTCGAAGGTCTGGCGATCTTCAACGCGCTGATGCGGGCAAAGGATAATGGCCGAAAGGTCACGGTCTACATCGACGGCCTGGCGGCTTCGATGGCCAGCGTCATCGCCTGCGCGGGTGACACGATCATGATGGCCGAAAACGCCCTGATCATGATCCACAACCCGTGGGATGGCATGTACGGCGACGCCAATGATCTGCGCAAGATGGCCGACCGGCTCGACCTGCTGCGCGATCAGATCGTTGACATCTACACCAAACGCACCGGGCTCGATCCCGATGCCCTGCGCGCGATGATGGACGCCGAAACATGGTTCGACGCTGAAACCGCGCTGGCCAGCAACTTCATCACCGGAATCGTGGTAGCGACCTATGCCGCCGCCAGCATCGATCTGACAAAATTCGGATACCGCAAGGTGCCCGTCCACCTGCAGGCCGTGGCACTCCGCCCGGCAGGCGATCCCCCGGCGGCAGCCGCCGTCACCCCCCTGAAGGAGAATGCCATGGACACTCCGGTCACCCCGGCGGCGCCCGGCCTTGAAGCGCCCGTCACCATCGAAACCGTTGCCAACAGCGTGGAAACCGCCGTTGCCGCCGAACGCGGCCGCATAGCCGGCATCCGCGCCCTTGCTGCAAAGCACAACATCGACCCCGCCGCCGTTGACGCGATGTGCGCCGATGGCGCCGTCACCGTCGACAAGGCGCGTGCCAAGGTGCTCGACATCCTCGCCGAACGCGGCGACGCTGCCCGCATCGGCCATCAGCCCGCGATCGTCACGCTCGACAGCCGTGACAAGTGGTTGCAGGGCGCAATGAACAATATCATCCTGCGCGCCGGCGTCGCCAACGACATCCGCGCCGCCGCTTCGCTGAAGGGTGAATCCATCGATCTCGACCCCGGTGAATTCCGCGGCGTGACGATGCTTCAGCTCGCCACCGAGGCGCTGGCGAACGCCGGCGACCGCCCCAAGTCGCGGGCGCCTGAAGTCATCATCGGCCAGGCACTGACGGCGCGGGCATCGGGCGGCGCGAACGGCACTGGTGATTTCAGCGTGCTGCTGGAAAACGTCATGCACAAGACGCTCCAGTCGGCGTACATGATCACGCCCGACACCTGGTCGCGTTTTTGCGGCATCGGCTCGGTCACCGATTTCCGCGCCCACCCGCGCTACTTGGTCGGCAGCATCGGCGGGCTTGACGATCTGACCCAGCACGGCGAATTCAAGAACAAGCAGATTTCCGATGGTGCCCGCGAAAGCATCACCGCCACCACCAAGGGCAACATCATCTCCATCACCCGCCAGGCGTTGATCAACGATGATCTCGGTGCCTTCACGTCGCTGGCCATGATGTTCGGCCGCGCGGCAAAGCTGCGCATCGAACAGGATGTCTATGCCCTGCTCGTTGCCAACCCGCTGATGAACGATGGCATCGCCTTGTTCGCCGCCGGCCATGGCAATCTGGGCACGGCTGCCGCCCCCACGGTGGCATCCTTCGATGAAGCCCGGGTTTTGATGGGTTTGCAGCGTGATGTCAGCGGCAACGAAGTGCTGGATCTGAAGCCGTCCTATTGGGTCGGCCCGATCGGCCTTGGCGGCCCGGCCCGTGTTGTCAACGGCGCGCAATATGATCCCACCCCCGGCGCCGCGACGATGCGCCCCAACATCGTGCTGGGCCTGTTCCAGGATCTGGTCGATACGGCTCGCCTGACCGGCACCACCTGGTACACCTTCGCCAACAAGGACACCGCCCCGGCGATCGAGGTTGCCTTCCTCAACGGTCAGACCGAGCCCTACTTCGAAACCGTTGAAAGCTGGCGCTTCGACGGCACCGAAATGAAGGTGCGGCATGACTGGGCGGTCGGCGCTATCAACTGGCGTTCGGCCACCCGCAACGCCGGCGCCTGATCCTTCACCTTGCCGGATGTGACGCGGGGGGGCCGTAAGGTTCCCCCGCGCCGTTCCGGTGCTGATCGAAAGAAGTCCGATGATCATCAAACCGAAATGCATCCTGTTGTGGAAAAACAGCCGGATGATGCCGGGCCTCGAAGTCGAGGTTTCCGACGCCGATGGCGAACATTTGATCGCCGAAGGCGTTGCCGAACTGGTCGACACGCTGCCCGATCCTGAACCCCCCGCCGCCAAAGCGTCTATCAAGAAAGGTCATTAATCATGCGTAGCTTCATCCAAACCGGTGACGTACTTGCCGTCATCGCCCCGCGTGCCGTCGCCGCCGATGTCGGCGTTCTGGTGGGAGCCTCCCTGTTCGGCATTTCCTGCCACAGCGCAGCCAATGGTGCCCCGCTTGAAATCAAAACCTGCGGTGTGTTCGGCCCGGTCGCAAAGGCCACCGGTCAGGCGTGGGCAGTCGGCACCCTGATTTATTGGGATAACACCAACTTCAACTTCACCACCACATCGTCGGGCAACCGGCTTGTTGGTGTTGCCGGTGCCGCCGCCATCTCGGGCGCCGCCGTTGGCACTGTCATCCTTGATGGTGCCACGCGCTGATGCCGATCGCCGCCGCCTATGCCGTGCAGTTCACTGTGCCGGGATCGGTGGCGGCGGTTTACACGCCCCAGCTGGGTGCGCCGGTCAATTTGCGGGCTATCCGCACCAGCGACCCCGCCGGCAAGATCGCCGACCTTGGCGGCAACCCGTTGGCCGGTGTGGAATTCGAAATTCCGCACAGCTTTCTGCCCGCCCGGCCCGAACTGGGCGCGACGCTCGTTGAAGAAAGCGGCGAAAGCTGGCGCATCCGTGGCGCCACCGATATGGAATATGTGCCGGGTTGGCGGGTGATTGTGGAGCGGTCGGCATGATCGTTCGTGAAACCATCATCGCCGCCGTTGTCGCCCGGCTTCAGGCCATCCCCGGCCTTGCTTCGGCGCAGTTTCTGCCCCGGTCGCAGCCCTACGAATATCCCAATCTGTCGATCGATGATCTGGGGCATCGCCGTGACAGCACCGACGCCACGCACAGCACCTACACGCTGGCGCTGCAAGTTCTGGGGATTGTCAAGGGCGACGCGGCCGGTGACATCGATGCCGCTGGCGCCAATGCCCACACCCGCGCCAACGCGCTTTATGCCGCCACGGTGCGGGCCCTGTTCGCCGATCCGCCGTTGCTGGGTGAAATCCCCGGTGGCGTGGTGCAACTGGTCGATGAAGGCGCGTTTGACATCGATATCGCGCGCCTCGCCGCCGATGCGGTGATCAGCTTCACGGTCGATTTCGACATTCAATTCATCAACCGCAGTCACGATCCAAACCTGACCTAACCCTGAAAGGAGCCAGCAATGGCAGACGGCATCACCATTCGCAGCGCCTTTGAGGCGATTCTGTTCAAGATCGAAACCACCGAAGGCGCTGACGCGTCGCCTACCGGCAGCGCCGACGCCATCCCGTTCGAAGCCGGCAGCTTCACCTGGTCCGATCCGTTCACCCAGCTTCAGCAGAACGAAGCCAGCGGTTCGCTGGTCGCCGGTGCGCCGCTGGTTGTTGGCCAGGCCGTCACGCTCAGCTTTCGTTTCCGCATCAAGGGGCCGAACCAGGTGCCGACCGCGATTGTCACCCCGCCGCATCACGCGGTCTATTCCGCCTGCGGTTGGCGCGGCCAGTTTCAGGCGGCGGTTACCAGCGCGGTGGCCACCGCCGGCACCACCACTTCGGCGACGCTGGCGGTCGGCTTTGCCGCCACGGCACAGCTTTATCGCGGCATGATGCTGCAATGCACCGCCGGGCCGAACGTCGGTGAATTCCCGCTGATCACCGATTACACGGTGGGCCGCCTCGCCACCTTTGCCGATCTGTTCCCCACCGCGATGACGACCAGCAGCAGCCTTGCGCTGCCTGCCAACTGGACCTATGCCAACACCTCGCCGGCAAGCGGGGCGGCACGTGCCACCGATCAGCCCAGCGCCACCGTTTATCGATACGTCGATGGCAAGCTGATCCGTTTCGCCGGCGTCCGCGGCCAGCTCGATTTCGACAAACCTTCAGGCGCCGCACCGGGCTTTGGCACGTTCAACGGCACCGGCATCTATCTCGGCGAATCGGATGCGTCGCTGCCGGCACAGCCGAACCTGATGACCCATGCCGCGCCGTTGATCCTGCAGGGTGCCGAAGCATCCGAAGCCTTCCTGATCAATCGCCGCGCGCTGCCGATCAGCACCTTCACCTTCAACAGCGGCGCCGTTCTGGAAAGCCCGGAGGACCCGAACACCAATTCGGGCTTTGGCGCCGCCGTCATCGGCGGTCGCACCCCGCTGTTCAGTTGCGACCCACTGCAGACGCTGGTGGCCACCCGCAACACGCTGGCGGATATTGCCAGCGGCACGGTTTACCCCGGCGCCATCCGTGGCGGCTACACCGCCGGCAACCGCTGGGCGCTGACTTTCCCCCGGATGCAGCCGGTGGCGCGCGGCGATGCCGAACGCGGGGCGCTGAAATCCGAAGCGTTGCAGCTGCGCGTGCTCAACACCCCGACGCAGGACCCCGGCCTGCGCGATAACGACGCGATCCTGACCTTCGCCTAAACGAAGCGCAGCGGAGTGACCCCCTAAAATGATTGCCCTTTCAACCGCCGCGCGCATCCCCTTCACCCCGCCCTGGCTGGCGGATCAGGCGGATGCGCCGGTTTTCCACATCCGCGCCGGGTCGGTGGTCGAACGCGGCCAGCTGGAGGCCGTGCTGGCCGGCCCGCCCTACAATGCGGGGCGGGTGATGCCATGGGATCTGGCCGATGCCGCCATGGATGCCGCCCGCCACCTGCTCGATGGCGAGGCGCGCGGTCAGGTGATCGAGGCGCTGCAGGCCATGAAGGCATCGCTGGGCCTTGCCACCCTGCCGCCGGAACAGCGCCAGCTGCTGATCGGCGTCGATGAATCCCTGATGGCCGCATGGCCGGAATATGCCGCGCTTCGGCAACGTGAAGCCCGGCGCGACGAATTGCTGCCCCTGCTGGCGGCGAAACACTTCCTGGTGGGCTGGGACAATTTCGACGCCGAATTTGTCACCGACAAGGATGGCCGGCCCAGTGATGACACGCTGCGCGCGCTGGGCATGTTCATCCTGCCGATGGTCGGGCGTGAAGCCTATCGCCTGCTCTATGCGGAGGATCAGCGCCCTTTGTCACCGCCGCCGTCGAAGTCTGGGCCCGACCCGATGACTTCGCCGGCGGCATCCGCGCCCCGTTCGGCGGCGAAGGGTGGGAAATCTGCCACAGCGAAGGCGGACGAAAAGTCTGCAAAGTCTGGAAAGAAAACCCCCGTTTAGTGCTGCCCGCATGGATCTGGCCGGTGCTCGATTTATGGGCGCTGTGCCGATCGGGCGGCGGCATGGGGGGCATCGTCAAACACCCGCCCGGCCCCGGTGGCATGGGCGATCAACCCGCCGCGCTGATGGATGCATTCGCCATGATCGACCGGCTGATGGCCGAACGGCAACCGAAGTGATCGAAACCAGCCTGGTGTTCGACAGTGCGCCGCTGCGCGCCGCCGCCGCCCGGTTCGAACCGGATGTGCTGCGCGCCGCGCGGGCCAGCGTCACCACCGTGTCGCGCACGATCGAAAAGGAACTGGAAGCCGCCACCGCCGGCGCCGGGCTGGGCCGCCTTGCCCGCGCCTGGCAAAGCACGGTTTACCCGAAGAACGGGCTGGCCGATGCGCCCAGCGCGACGATCTATCCAAAGGGCAAAAGCCGCACCATCGGCGCCATCACCGCCTATGCCACCGGCGTCACCATCAAGGGCACGCGCGGGCAATATCTGGCGATCCCGACCCCCGCCGCCGGGCCGCGGTCGACCGGGCGCGGCAAGGCGCCGCTGACGCCGGGCGAATGGGAACGCCGCACCGGGCTGCGCCTGCGGTTCATCTATCGCCGGAACCGGCCCAGCCTGCTGGTGCTCGATGAAGGGGTGTTGAGCGGCAAGACAGGCCGGGCAAGGCAGAACACCGCCCGCCGCCGGCAAACCGGCCGGGGCAACGCCACAATCGTGATCTTCACGCTGATCAAACAGGTGAAGGTGCAGAAACGGTTCAGCGTGTCGGCCATCACCGCGAACAAGGACGACCGCCTGGCGGCGGATTTCACCGCGCGGATGAATGTGCTAATCGCGAACTTCAATAACTGAAGGGATTGAAGTGTCGGGCAACAAGGCTTTTTGGGGCGTGGTGGCCTTCCTGGTGGTGGTCTATTTGGTCACCGTCAATCTGGCTTCAAGCGATGTTACGGAAGCTGCCAACAATAGCCATCGTACGCTTGAAACCGCGATGTTCGTTGCTCAAGACAAGATGGAGCGGCACTTTGAAAAGGCAGACCGGTTCAGCTATCGGAACCTTGAATTGGTCAAGTACGGCGCTCAGGATGTAATCTGCGGCGAAATGATCCCGATAGGCACGCCTCCGCTCGGTATCTTCTGGTCGCGTTTCGTGTTGTTTGTCGATGGCAACCACGGCTACTTCGGGGGTGATGAAGGCGGCTTTGAATTCCGCCGACGGTACGAAAAGCAGCCTATCGACGGCTCAGAGTTCAACTCGGTTTGGAAAAGGATTTGCTCTCCAGGCCGGCCCTCACAAGGCGGCGAATAGCTTCAGGGCGGCTCATCTGGTCAGGTTGAGCTTCGATCCACAAATCAAGGTCGGCCAGCTCGATGGGTGGCAACCGAACGCCAACCGTGGTCGCGCCAACAAAGGGGCGGCCGCGACCTTTTCTTTTAGCGGTTATTGACATATCGAATTTCTTGTTACAGAAAAGACGGGCCGAAGCAAGTATAGACCACTTGCCCCGGCCCTGACCTCAAGCAAGGAACTGACCCATGCCCAAAGCTGCCAACGCCCATACACCGCCCGCTGTTGCGGGGTCATCAGGTAAATTCGAAACTGCCACCGCCGTCGAACGTGCTGCCGCCTTGTGGGCAAGCCCGGGGTTCCGGGCGCCGCCGCGCTGGTGGCAGGCGGCAAGGCCGGCGAACGTCACGATCATCAGGCCCCGTCGTCGGGTGCTCGTGCCGGCCCTCGGTGCCGCACAATGACTGCGCTTTCGGTTTTCGCTTTCGGCGAACAGGTGGTGCGGGTCAGTGATCGGAACGGGTCGCCGTGGTTCGTTGGGCAAGATGTTTGCTCATCGCTGGGCCACAAGAACTCGCGTCAGGTGCTTTCGCGGCTGCCTGAAGATGAAAAGGGGGTCCTTAATGTGGACACCCTTGGTGGCAAACAGGAGATGATCATCATTTCCGAAGCTGGAATGTACCGCCTGGTGCTGACTTCGCGCACCGAACCGGCGGAACGGTTCAAGACCTGGGTGGTTTCGGAAGTGCTGCCCAGCATCCGGCGCACCGGCGGCTACGCCCTGCCGGCGGCAAATGATCTGGCGGAAGAAGATGAAGCCGCGATTTTCAAGACCGAGCGCGGTTGTGGCGAGATTAACGCCAAGGTTGGGTTGGTCCGCGCGGCCGGTCGCACCTTCGGCCCAATGGCGGCGCAGGAAGCTTGGCGGCGGATCGGGTTGATCGATGTCGATAAGGCAGCATCGCCGCATTACAACCGGGCGGGTGATGAAGGAATCGGCCAATGGTTCGCCGCCCGGATCGACCGGGCGCCAGAAGCAAAGACGCGGCTCGATGCCGTCTACAATGATTATCTGGTGTGGTGCCGCCGCAATGGGGTGGTGGCCCGTGCGCTGCCCGTTCTGATCAGGGAATTGCGATTGTTCGGTGCATACATCCCGCCGGCCACGGTACGGTTGGTGCATGGGTTGCAACTTCGTGAACTTCAATCCATCCTGTCAGATGTTCAGGCCAACCCGCAAAACGGCTGCCGCCTGAACAGGCAGCTAGCTGATGGGGTGCCCGGATGTCGATGACCCAAGCTGAAAAGACCAAGCGTAAGTTGATCCGCGTCGCCACTGAAACCTTCGGCGCTGATGCCGGCAGGGAAATGGCGCGGCGGATCAAGGTTGGCGAAGAGGCCAATGCTCGTTTCGTTGCTGCTGCTGCGAAGGTGCAGCCAGCGGACGGCAAGAAGCCCGAATAACGTAACACCATCCCCCGCCCAACGGCACCCGCCCGGTCACCACCGGGCGGGTGCTTTGGCGTGTCCATTGGAGATTGAATGGCTTCAACCGCTGAAATTCAGGCGCGGCTCACGCTCAACGCCAAGAATTTCACTTCGACCTTCGAAGGCGCCATCGATCAGGCGACGGCGCGTGCGCGCAGCGGTGGTGCACAGGTGGGGCAGGCGTTCAGTCAGACGGCAGGCGATGGCCTGCGCAATTTTGCCGGCCAGGTGCCGGTGGTCGGCGGTGCACTGACCGGGCTCAACGGCACAATTCTAGGTGTTGCTGCTGGCATCGGCGCTCTGGCAACGGGTGTTGGTTTCGCTATCTCCAACACCGAAGATTATGTGCGCTCGACGCGCGGCCTAGATGCCGTGTTGAAGGCCACCGGCAACCAGACCGGCTTGACCAGTGCCCAACTGCGCGCCTTTGCCGAAGAACAAGAAGCGGCGTTGGGCATCAGCGCCGAGGCTATTCTTGATGCGGAAAAGGCGCTGGCCAGCTTCGACGGGGTGGCCGGTACCACGTTCAAGAATGCAATCGTCGCTGCCGCTGATCTGTCGGCAGTCTACGGCGGTGACCTCAGCGGCAACGCTCAAAAGCTGGGCGTGGTGCTGCAGAACCTCGCCCAGGGCAATGTTGAAGGATTGACCAAAGGCTTCAAGTTCCTTGGCACGGCCACGCTGGATAGCATCGTGGCTCTTGCAAAGGCTGGCCAAACTGCCGAGGCGCAGACCACGCTGTTGGAGGCGCTGAAGAATACCGTGGGGGGCGCAGGCGGCGCGGCAGTCGATAACACCCTTTCGGGCGCGTTCTTCCGCTTGTCGGATGCAGTGGGCGATTCCACCCGTGCGCTGGCCACCCAGTCGGGGCTTTATGCGGGCACCGTTCAGTTTTTCAACCAGGTCGCGACGCTGGCCGAAAGCATCGCTGACAATTTCACGCGGGCCAACTCTGTCGATGTGAAGGTCAGCCCGTTGACCGCGCGGTTGATCGATGAACTCGACAAGAACACCGACAAGGCGTCGGCAAAGCAGGCCGCTGATCAACAAAAGACTGTTGGCGACCGGCAGCGTGCCGCTGAAGCCGCTGCTGAAGCGTCAAAAAGGGCCGCCACTGAACAAGAGCGCGCGGCCAAGGCGGTCGAAAAGCAAAAGACCGATCTGGCCGCCAGTATCGCCGATCTGGAATTTCAGGCGGTGGCCGCCGGCAAGACCCGCGACGACGCCGAAAAGCTGTCGACCCTGCGCCGGCTTGAACTGCAATTCGGCAAGCTGTTGACGGTCAATGACCGCGAACGCATCACCCGTGCCATCGAGCTGCGCAAGATCAACGAGGATGGCCGGGCGCTGGATGAAGCGCGTATAAAGGTGTTGCAGGACACGCCCAGCCTGTTGGATGAAATTGAAGAAAAACGTAAGAAAGGCTATGAGGCCGACGCTAAGGCGGAAGACGACGCTAAGCTGCGCCGCGAAGCCGATTTTCGGTATCTGTCTGATGCTTTTTTTGAGGCATTCAGCGGGCGCAGCGGTAACTTTTGGAACCGGTTCAAGGAACTGGGTATTCGAACTTTGTCGGAACTGACATCGCAGTTTGTGTTGACCGGTAGCATCAACTTGGGTGGTACTGCCGCTGGTGGCTTGTTGGGTCGGCTTGTTGGTGGGAGCGGTGGTAATGGCCTGATCGGCTCGGTTCTGGGCAGCGGCGCGGCGGCGTCAATTGGTGGGCTTCTCGGGTCTACCGGATTGGGGGCCGTTACGATTGGTTCGTCCGCTGCGTCTGCTGCCGGTGTTGGGGCGCTTGGCGGCACTACGCTTGCCGCTGGGGGTGCTGGTGCATCGGGTCTTCTGGGCGCTGCGGCGGTGGCGGCCCCATGGCTCGCCGCCGCTGCCGGGCTCGCCGCGCTGGGCTATGCCGTGTTCGGCAAGAAGGATGATTTCAGCGATGCGGCGCTGGTCACCGCCGCCGATGGCATCGCCGTCGCCGCGCTGCGCACCCGTGGCAAGGAATCGGCCGGCAAGTCCGAACAGCTGACCGGGCTTGTCGATACCCAGCTGGAACAGATCGCGGCGGCGCTGGGCGGCACCATCGCCCCCGGCATCCGCGGCGGATCGATCGGCACCAACCGCAACAACTTCTATTTCAACCCGACCGGCGGCGACTTCAAGGACGCGGGCCGGGTGATCTTTTCAACGCCTGAAGAAGCCGCCGCCGCCGCGGTGCGCGACCTGGTGGCAAAGGGGGCGCTGGCCGGGGTTGATCAAAGCGTCACCCGCCTGCTCGCCACCGGCGACATCGCCACGCAACTGGGCAAGGCGCAACTGTTGTCGGCCGCCATCCGCGAATTCAACACCAACGCCGACCCGACCGGCGAGGCGATCCGCACGTTGAACGATCAGTTCGCCCAGCTGCGCGACGTGATGGCCGAAGCCGGATCGAGTGCCGAAGATGTGGCGAAGGCGTCGGCGCTGTACGACAAGAAGCTGCAGGAAATCCGCGATTCCGCCGGCGGCGCCACCACCACGCTGCGCGCCTTTCTCGATGATTTGGGCTTCGGTGCCAGCTCGCCGCTGTCGCTGGGCGACCAGGCGGCGGCGGCGCGCGCCGCCTATGCCGCCCAGGTCGGCCGCATCGGCACCAGCGGCTTCGATCAATCGGCGTTCGTTGCCAGCGGGCAACGCCTGCTCGACATCGAAGGGCAATTGAACGGCCGCACCCAGGACTTCTTCGCCGTGTTCAACCAGGTGCAGGCCGACACCAACCGGGCCATTGGCGCGATCAACAATGCCAGCGGCATCACCGGCGACAATCCTTTCGCCCGCGCCACCGCCGACGCCACGGCGGCGACGGCCGATAACACCGCGCTGCTGCTCGCCGAAACCCAGGCGATGAACGCCAACCTGTTGGAGGCGTTGAACCGGTTCGGCATCGGCGGGTTCATCGGCGGCGATGGCCGCGGCTTTGCGGTGGCATAGCCGATGCCCGCGACTGCTGCCGACATCGCCCGCGCCACCCGCGCGGCGATTACCGACATTCAATCATCCGGCACCGTGCTGGCCCGGCAACCCGGCGCGCGTGACGGCGTCGCCAGCCCGCGCCCCGGCTATTTCGACAGCGCGGCCGATGCCGCCACTGTCAACACCGCCGCCTTCGCGCTGATCGGCACCGAACGGCGCCGGTTCGCGGTGCGGGTCGGTGAGGCGCTGGAACTTGATGTGTCGCTGGTGACGCCCACCGTCACGCTGGTCGATGCCAATCTGGCGGCAAATGGCAACTTCCTTATCGCCCGCATCGAAATCGATGACGAACTGGGCCAGACGGCCATGGAGCTTTTTGGCTGATGGCCAACGCAATCATCATCGAACCGTTGAACCTGCCCACCGTGACGGCGGAAGGTTCGGGCGCCGGGACCGTGCCGGGCAATGTCAACAACGACTGGATCGGCGTTATTCACCGGGGCTCCAACACCGCGCTACCGGTGGCGCTGCAAGTGGATTTTGGCACGGCGGTAGCGGCCGACACCGTTGCGCTGCTTTCGTGTAACACCGCGATTTCAACCTGGAACGTGTCGTGCGGCACATCCGTGTTCGATGGCAGCGTTTATTTTGCCGGGGGGTTGCCGTTTGGCGCCGGGGCAGTGGTGCCGGTGTCGGGTCGGCTGAACGCGCTGCACCTGCTGCCGTCGCTGGTCACCGCCCGGCGTTGGTCGGCGAATGCCGAGGCGATGATTGGCGGCGCGGCGTTTGAATGCGGACGGATGGTCATTGGGCGCAAGATCAGCCCCCAGTATAATTTCAGCTTTGGGGCGGCGTTCGGCGTGCGCAGCCGCGGCGGCAGCGAATTCAGTCGGCAAGGCGTCTGGCTGCCGGGGCCGGGCGTGCGGCAGCGCACAGTCGGCCTGTCGTTTGCCCGGGCCACAAAACAGGAAATCGAAGAACTTGTCGGCCCGCTGCTGGAACGCATCGGCAACGACAAGATGATCCTGGCCGTTACTGACCCTGCGCCAAATAGCCAGTTGCAGCGCCGGATGTTCTTTGGCCAGCTTGAAGGCAATCTTGAAATGATCTGGTCGCGTCCGGGCCTCGATGGCTTTGAATGGCGGGCGAATCTGGTGTCGGTGATTTAGATGCCTGCCGGCGACCGTAACGTCATTCTTGCGGAATTCACGCCCTATGATCCGGTAAGCGGTGCGGCGGTGACAATGCGCGCCTGTTCGGTGGATGATGCTCGCGTCACCAGCCTGAACGGCGTGGCGTGGTGGCCGGCGATTTCGCAGGCGCCGCGCCGCACCATCGATCTGTTCGATGGCGAATTCGGCGGGCGGATCGGTGCGGCCATCGGTGATATCGAAATCGCCACGGCGGCGTTTCCGAACGCGCCGCGGTATAGCTGGGGTGAGCAGCCGGTAAAGCTGTGGCGCGGCGTTCTGGGTGCCGCCTGGGGCAGCTACACACAGATTTTTCAGGGGCTGACCCGCCCGGCGCGCGGCAGCAACGGCCGGCTGCGCATCGGGTTGCGCGTCGATGACCGCTGGATGGATCGGCCGTTGCTTTCCACCTACGCCGGCACCGGCGGGGTGGAAGGGCCGGCCGATCTGAAAGGCGTGCCGAAACCGCTGGCGCTGGGCGCGCCGCAGTTTTGCGAAGGCGTGCTGATCAACCGCGCGCTCAACATTTACCAGCTGCACGGTTATGGCGGCATGGCCGGCGTGACGGCGGCGCTTGACCGGTTGAACCGTTTTGGTGCGGCGGCGGGCAACGACGCGAACTACACCGCACTGGCGGCGGCGTCGATCGTGCCCGGCGCGTGGCGCACCTGCCTTGCCGAAGGGCTGGTGCGGTTCGGTGCGCCGCCCGCTGGTGTCGCCAGCTTTCTGTTGCAGGGTGACAATGGCAGCGGCCTGGGCTGGGTGCGGACGCCGGGGCAGGTGATCCGCCGCCTGGCGTTGATTGCCGGGGCAACCGATCCCCAGATCAATGCCGCGTCGCTGGCCGCGCTCGATTCAGCGGTGCCGTTCAATATCAGCCTGCACATCCGCGACCAGACCACGGCCCGCGACGTTATCCAGTCGATCGCAGCCAGCTGCAACGCCAGCGCTGGGGTGTCACACCTGGGCACGCTGTTCGTCGCCCGCGCTGTCATCGGCACCCCGGTGTTGACGCTGCGCAGCGACGGCGCCGCGCTGCCGCCGGTGGCCAGTGTCGAGCTGCTGGAAACCAGCGCGCCGTTCTGGCGCATTGCGCTCGATTCGGTACGCACCGAAAGGGTTCACAGCGCCGGTGAATTCGCAGCACTTGGGGCCGGCGATATCGCCTATGCCGATGGCACTTTGCTCGAGGCGTTGAAGCCGGGGGACAGCGCCGCCACCCGCAACGTGGGGCGCGGCACCTATGCCGCCGGCGCCACCTATGCCTATGGCGACGAGGTGATTTTCAGCGGGTCGAGCTATCGCCTGATCATCGCCACCAGCACCGGCAACGCGCCGCCCGATGCGGCGCGGTGGCAGTTGTTCGCCGCCGCCGGCAGCGGCCCGCCGGGTGCGGACGGTTCGGAAGGGATCACCATCACCGCCACCAACCAGGCGCACAGCGTTCCGACCGAGGCGGATGGCAGCGGCGGCAGTTATGGCAGCGCCGGTGGCACGATGATTCTGCGGCGCGGCGCCACGCTGCTTTCGCCGGTGTTCAGCGTCGCGGCGCAATCCCCGAACACCGGATGGGCAAGCATAGACAGCGGAACCGGGGTCTACACGATCACAGATCCCGGCGCGACGCTGGGCACGGCGACGTTGCGGGCGGCGGTGGGCGGCGTCAATTATGATGTGACCTATACGATTTCGAAAACCCTGCGCGGCGTGGCGGGGCCCAATCTGACGCTGGTGTCGGATGCGCAGGCATTCACCTTTGTCGATGGTGCGGCGACGCCCGGCAGCCAGACGATCACACTGAACGCGCTGTTGACCAACCTGTCGGGCACCGCGACCTGGACGGCAACGCCGGCGGTGACGCTGGGCGGCAGCGGCAACACCCGCACGCTGGCAATCGCGGATTTCGGCACCAACCGGCAAGTGACGATTGAGGCCACGCTTTCCGGCATCACCGACCGCATCACGTTGGTTCGGTTGGAACGCAACATAGTGGCGGCCAACGCCGCAAATCGGGTGCCGTTCAGCCGTATCGAAAACGACAAGGGCTGGGCCGCGTTTTCCAATTCACCCAGTGGGGCCACGCCAGCCTATTTCACGACCGACAGTTACAAGGCCTTTTATGGCGGCGCGACGGCAACCGCTGTGGGGCAATTCGTGCGGCTTTCGCCTTTGCCCGAAGATGTGCCGATTTTCAGGGTGGCCGGCGGCGAGCGGTTGAGTGTTTCGGCGCGGATTTCCGGCGTCAACATTTCTCATTGGACGCTCAATCTCGACTATTCCCGCGAGGACGGCAGCCGTGCCGAAGTCAACATCATTCCCACCGGCACCACCTTTTCCTGGACGACGCAGCGCACCGAAATCTTCTTCGATGTGCCATCGGACGCGCGCGTCGCCACGATCAACCTTTATGGCTTTGCAGCGGCAACGGGCGCCTATGGCGTCTTGATCTCCGAACCCATGGTTACCGGCGCGGTTGCCGGGCAGACAGTGCATCCCGCGTTCAGCGCCGGGCCGAACGCTTCTGACGGCGCCGATGTGACGGGCCAGAACACCGCGCTCAACACACAGAATGTCGCCAGCCAGACCGCCACGGCATTGGTGGCGCAGGCGGCGACAGCCGCGTCCGATTCCGCATCGGCGCTCAGCCAGATTTCGACCATCGTTTCGGACAGTGTGCTTGACCGGTCAGAAAAGCCGCAGGTCTATCAACGGTGGCTTTCGCTGCAGACCGAGCGCGCGACCATCAACACCAGGGCAACGGCCTTTGGCATTACGACCGAACTGACCAACTACACCGCCGCCAACACCGCGCTTGACGCCTATCTTGGCGGGCTGTCGCCAGCCTGGAACAGCTACACGACCGACACGCCGATCGTGCGCAGCACCTTTGAGGGCCGGTTCACCGATGTCTATTTCGCGCGCCAGGTGCTGCTGGATGCCATCGCGCGGGTGGCGTCGGAGCGGGCGACCTGGGCCAATGTCAGCGGCAATGGCAGGCCGGAGGATGGAGCAACGCTTGGCAGCAACAAGGTGTCGAACGCCGGCCTGATCGGCGGCACTCAGGAATGGGTGTTGAACGCCGGCATCACGCGCGTTGCGGCGCTGGCCAGCGACCCCGGCAATTATCTGAGCTTTGCCACCGGGGCCACGCGCTTTGCCCAGACCAACGGCGGCGCCGCCCGGCGGATCGATGGCGGGCCGCTGTTCTGGCAGGCCTGGACCTACATCGTGTCAACCTCCACCACGTCGATGACGGCGCTGTTCAACTGGTTCCGTGCCGATGGATCGGCGGCATCGACGGCGCTGACCAGCATCAACATCGCGCCGGCCGTTGCCGGTTTTTGGGTGCAGAACCGCGGCAAGATCACGCCACCGGCCGATGCGGTCAGCTTCCGCCTGGATTTCGGCGTCACGGCCGTTGGCGGCGTGGCGCTGGTGGCGGGTGCCGCCGTGGCGAACAGCGAGGCCGGCGCCGACATCACCACGGCGCAGCCGATCGTATCGCGGCTTTCATCAGCCACCGGGCAGGCGCTTGAAAATTTCGTGTTGGCCACCGGCCTGCCTCCATCGCAGATCGTCGGCCGGGGCGAGGTGCGCGACGGGCAGACGGTGGTGTTTTCGCCGCCGTTGGCGCGCCCCCCGGAAATCGTGTTCCTGCCCGGCGGCAACACCGGCGTTGCGGGGCAGAACAACCTGATCGCCGCCGTTGGTCTGACCGCCAGCGGTTTTGTGGCGCGCGCCGTCACCCAGGCGGTGACCCCGGGCACCACCATCACCGACACCGGCGCCACATCTGGCGGCGGCGGTGATCCCGATCTGGTGATGAACCGCAGCAGCGGCAGCGCGCCGTTCGATGGCCAGTTCACCTTCAAATTCGCGGTCAATGTCGGCGAAATTGCGCCCGGCGAGCCGGGCTTTGTCAGGGTTGGCCTGTTCGTTCGGCAGAGTGGCGCTTGGGTGCAGGTGGGCTTTGTCAGTCGGTCGGCAACGGGGGAAGTGGTTGTTTCGGTTTCGCCCGCCAGTGTCGATTTCGGCGCAGGCAATGAGTTCGGCATCGATCTGCTGGCGGCGGAGGGCGCCGGGTCGGGCATCGCAGAATTTACCAGCGTCGCCTATACGCCCGGCACGGTGACGGAAACCAGCCTGACGCCGGCCGGCGCATCGGCAATTCCTTTTCTGGTGGTGGTCTGATGCCTGACATGACCGGTGAACTGCTGCCGATGCGGGCGCCCGCGCCGGGCAAGATTTCGTTCAGATGCCCGGCGTGTCGCCAGTGGCGGCCCGGTTTTGTGTTCAGCGAGCCGACCGCGCAGGACGTTCTGGATCTCGGGCTTGCCGAAGGCGTCGAATGGATTTGCGATAATGAGCGAACCCACCTGGCCCGAGCGGGGGCGGCTGGATTGATCGGGGGCGAGTGACATGCATCTGAGAGAAGTGCCGGGCGAACTGTGGCTGATTGCTGGCGGCGCCGCAGGCTGGATTGGCAAGAACGTGCTGTTGTGGGTTCAACGCCGCCGCCGCACCGATGCTGCCGCCGAAGCAACCTTGGGGTCGGCATGGGCGCAGTTGCACACCGAATGGATGAAGGACATCAACCGGCTGCGCGATGAAATGAACGCGCGGGACAAACTGTGCGACGAACGGATGCAGGAAATGGAACGGTCGCTGCGCAACGATTTCGATGAACAGAATTTGAAACTGCGCAGCGTCATCTACAGCCTGGCCAAGAAGATCCCGCTTGATCCCAAGCAACAAGTCATTCTGGCATCGATTGCTCCCGAGGCACCGGCGGCGTGATGGCGTGGCTTGCTGGCGCGGCCATCGTCGCCCTGCTTGCTGGCACATTCATGCTGGCGTGGTGGTTCGGCCGGGTGCCGCCGATCGCCGACATCTACACCGAAACCGAACGCATGGCCGAACTTTTCACCGCCGAAGCGATGGGCGAGGCCGATTGGCTGGCCAACACCACCGGCCTGCCGCGCGATGTGACTTGGAGCATGGCCGAACAGGCGCTGCAACGCGCCGCGATGAAATTGAGGAACCGGAAACATGGTTGAACCCCCTTGGCTGGCGCACGCCCGCACCCTTGTCGGCACCCGCGAAACGCCGGGACCGGCAAACAACAGCCGGATCATGGGCTGGGCGGTGCGGGCGCGGGCGTGGCTGGGCGCGGCCTATGGGGCCGACGCGGTGCCGTGGTGCGGTCTGTTCATCGCCGAAGTGATGCACGCCGCAGGGTTCAAGCCGCCGCGAGCGTTTGTCGGCCTGCGCGCAAAGGCGTGGGCAAGCTGGGGCATCGCGGTCAGCACCACCGCCACCCGCCCGCCGCTGGGTGGTATTGGGGTATTCGGGCGTGAAGGCGGCGGCCATGTCGGCTTTGTGGTTGGCGCGTATCGCAACGGCGATCTGCTGATATTGGGCGGCAATCAGGGGGATGCGGTGAATGAGCGCCGCTTTCCCCGCACGCGGCTGATTGCAGTTCGGTGGCCTGCCGGCGTGGCGCTTTCTGACCCTGCGCCGTGGGTCGATGGCGGTCTGATAACAACGGGGGAACAGTGATGAAGCCACCATCGGCTGAATGGCGCGCATGGATTTACGGGGCAGCATGGTTGACTGGCGGCATCGCCCTGACCGGGTTGAGCATTTGGATGGTGTCGTTGATCCGATATGACTGGCCACGCGGCACTGAATTAAAGCGGCTCGATATTCTCGGCATCGCGCTTTACATGCTGCTGACCGGCCCGTTGCTGGTGATGATCGGCCTTGGCCTGCGCAACGCGATCAGAACGATCAAGGGAACCGCCGCCGGGGCATCGCTGGAAGTCAGCGGGCATGAGACCGACGACGCGCCCGGCGAAGGCCGCGGGACATGACGGCAGCCACCGCCAGGCTTGCCGGCCGGATTGCCGCAGTCGTTCTGTTGGCCATCGGCATTGCTGTGCTGTGGTGGGCGCTTTTTATCCGGCCCGGTGATCTGAAGAACGAAACCCGCGTGGCCACATCCGGCGCGGTTGTCGCCACCGGCGAGGCCGCCAAAGCAGCAGATGCGGCCCGCATCGTGGAGAACACCCATGAAATCGAACGCACCATTGAACGACAGACGATCACCAACGAACGTGTCATCAGGGCAGCGCCGGGCGCCGGTGATGCGGTGTCGGCCGATGTCGATCGCGCTGGCCGCGCTGCTTTGTGCCTGCGCCACGCCTACCGTTTACACCCGGCCTGCCAGCAGTTGTCTGGTGCTGGTGCCGGATTGGACGCGGGCGCCGACGCCGGGCGCGCCCCTGCCGGCGGGTAGCACAGTCGGCGACTGGATCGTCTTTGGCGATGCGCAGACCGGACAGCTCGATCTCGCCAATCTTGGCAAGGCAACCATCGTTGAAATCGTGACCAGATGCGAAGCACGCGATGCTGAAACGGTGAAGGCGTTGCAGCCGAAGAAGTTTCTCGGCATTTTTTAGGAGAATCCAGCATGGCACTGCAATTCAGCGTCGAAGTGCGCAACGCGCGACTTGATGCGATCGAAACCGCCATCGGCGCATCGCCGATCCTGCGGCTGCGGACGGGGACTGTCCCCGCCTCCACCGCGACAGGCGATGCGGGAACAGTGCTGGCTGAAATGACGTTGCCGGCCGATTGGATGGCCGCCGCATCGGGCGGCAGCAAGTTGAAGGCCGGAACATGGAATGATCCCGCCGCCAACGCCGCAGGCATCGCCGGGCATTTCCGCATCTACACCAGCGGCGGCACCTGTTACGCGCAAGGCACGGTGACGATCACCGGCGGCGGCGGCGACATGGAGGTGGACAACACCAACGTCGCGGTCGGGCAAGACATCACCGTTACCACCTTCACTATCAACGATCCGAACGGCTGACATGGCCATCACCACCCGCGACCAGCTCATCAACGCGCTCGCCAACAACAGCAGCCGGTTGATCATGGACAAGTCATCGGTCGCCAACATGGTTGCCGGGCGAATGTGCAGCCTTTGGCGCGCAACCGGACAGCCTGGGCAGGGCGCCATCCCCACCACGGCGGCGGTGCCGACGAACGCCACGCTGGGCAGCTTCGGCTTTGCCAACCAGACCGCGCCCACCACCACTTACCTTGGCTATCTGGCGGCAATGAGCAGCAACAACGCCATGACGTTGGAGATTCATGACCGGCTTGCGCACATGGGCGGGCTGGTTCTGAACGTGGCTACCCAACAAAACATCACCGGGCTTGATCTTGGGGCCGGCGGGTTGAACCTTGACGCCGAACGCCGCGGCGACGCCGATTACTCCGACGTGCAGTGGTGGCTTGAAGTCTATACCGATGGCGGCGCGACGGCGGCCAACGCCACGATCAACTGCACCTTTGATGACAATTCGACTGGAAACCTGAACGTGGTGGCGGTCGGAGGCACCATTCGCGCCGGCATGATGTTTGCCCTGACGCCTTTGAAAACCACCGCGCAGCAGGCGCTTTTCATCCGCGCCATCAATTCGGTCACTCTTTCGGTCAGCACCGGCACCGCCGGCAACTTCGGCTTCACCGCCACGCGCCAGCTATCAATGCTCAATCTGCCTTTGGCGAACAAAGCGGAAATCGGCGATTGGGCGCAGCTTGGTCTGCCCGAGGTGCCGAACAACGCCTGCCTGGTGCCGCTGGTGATGCCGTCAACCACCAGTTCGGGCACGATGCGCGGCGCCGGCAAGTTGATCCATGGCTGAATTTCCGCGTGGCGGCGCCGATCTGTGGGATGATGGCGGCGCGGCCGGCACGATCCTGCGGGCCGATTTCTTTGGTGCGCCGCCCGTTGGCGGGGGAATCGCCGGCACCCTGACCTTGACGCTTTCGCCGGCGACGGCGGTTGCGGTGGGCAGGGTGGCAATCCGGGGCAGCACGGTGCGCACCTTGGCCGCTGCGACAATTGCCGCGACGGGCGGCGTCGCCGTTCGCGCCAGCACGTCGCGCACCTTGGCCGCCTCCACCGTCACCAGTGCCGCGACGGCCGCAGTTCGTGGCGCAGTCTCCGCGCAGTTGGCAAGTGCCACCGTTTCGGGCGCCGCCCGCGTGACCATCAGGGCGGCGACAACGGCGCCGCTGGCGGCATCCAGCGTTATCAGCGGCGGCAGGGTCAGCATCATCGGCGCGGCCTCGATGCCGCTTGCGCCGGCTGCGCTGGCATCGACGGCGGCCTCGGCTATTTCGGCCACGGCATCCGGCACCCTGCAGCCTGCAACCCTTCAATCCACCGTGACGACCGCTGCACCGCCGGCGGTGTTCACCCCGGCAAGCCCGGGCAACACGCTGGCGATCGCGGGCGAAGGCCGCACGCTGGCGGTGATGGCCGAAGATCGCATCCTGGCGACGATGCGCGATATCCGCGTTCTTGCCGTGGCGCCACAGGACCGGACGCTGCGCATCGCCGCCGAAAACCGCACCTTGAGGATCACCGCATGACCTCCACCGAATTCCGATATGACGCGCTTGGCCCCTGGATCGAAAAAGACCCGAACGCGGCACTTGATTACGGGGTCAATTGGGGTGTGCCGTTTAACTCGTGGCTTGGTGAAGAAACCATCGCCAGCGTTGCCTGGACGGTAGCCGCCGGCCTGACCCAAGGTGCTGCCAGCAATAGTGACACTGTGGCCAAGGTGCGCCTGTCGGGCGGCACGGCGGGCGAAACCTATGCCGTCACCTGCCGGGTGACGACGAGCGGCGGGCAGATCGATGAACGCACGTTTCGTATTGTGGTGAGGGAGCGATAACCATTTCGGCACCAATCGTCCGCGCCGTGCCGGGCTCAATCTGGTAAAGCAAGATTGTGCTGCCGCTGCTCGCCCTCGCCATCGTCTGCATCGCCCCGCGTGCGGTGGATGGTGACACGATCCGGTGCCGTAACATGTCGGCCAGCGTCCGCCTGATCGGCATCGACGCGCCGGAAATGCCCGGCCATTGCCGCCCCGGCAGGGCCTGCACCCCCGGCGATGCCGCGGCGAGCAAAGCGGCGCTTACCCAGCTGCTCGATGCCGGGCCGGTCAAGGTGTTGCCGATCGGCAGCGACCGTTACGGCCGCACCCTAGCCCGCGTCATCACCGCTCGGGGGGATGCCTCGTGCCTATTGATCGCCGCAGCCGCCGCCGTGGAACGATACAGCCCGGCGAACTGTCGCTGATCAGCCGCCCTTTTTGTACTGCGCACTGATTTCGGCCGTGCGCCGTTTATAGGCCGTCGCCCCATAGGCGATGGCAAAGGCACAGGCGACAAAGCCCGTGACCATGCTGCCGACAGCAGCCTGCTGGATCGCATTCGCGCCAAGCGACAAAACCAACAGCGCCAGCCCCAACCCCCCGACAACCATCACCAGAATCCATGCCGCTTCGCGCATGTTCATTGCCTTTCGTTCATGAACCTGCCCCGACAATGGCGGCGCGCCAGCGAATTGCAAGGCCAACTCTGGCCAATATCCCCCGAAAAAGTTTTACACTCGCCCGGCAAGCCATTGAAAAGAAACACTCCGAAATAGCCACGGTTTACCGGCAAGGTGTTGAAATCATTAAATGACTTGCGGCTTGGAAGGCTAGAGCATTACCACTATGCTACGCCCGCGAAATCAGGGGGTTAGGCCCTGATGGCTGTCATGGTTTTACAGTGAATTTTACACCGCTGTTCGCCAGACGTTCGCCCATTGCCACAACCGTGCGGGCCTGGTCAACGTACAGGCGGCGGATTTCGGCGACGCCGCTGGGGGACCATCCGACGATTCCCGCCACTTCCTGATCGGTCAGGCCGGCGATGCACAGCGCCGTGACGAAGGTGCCCCGGAAATCGTGCAGGTGTTTGTCGGGCAGGTGCAGTCGGGTGCGTTCGGTGATGAAGGCTGTGGTCAGGCCGGCCGGCGTCCAGTTGTTGCCGAAGCTGTTGACCAGCAGGGTGGTGACGTTCGCGCGGCGGTGGCGGGTGGCGAGCTGTTCGAGCAGGGTCTGCAATTCGGGCAGAACCGGCACCGACACGGTGCGGGCGCGGCCTGACTTTGCGGTCTGCCAGACCAGCGCGTGGCGCTTCACCGCGTCGATCGGCAGTGCGATCAGGTCGCCGCGGCGCAGGCCGGTCAGGCGGGCGAGGTTGACGGCATCGGCAATCGGTTGCCGTGCCGCCTGCCATGTTTCGATTTCGTCGGGCTCCCAAATGATCGCAGCGCGGTTGCCGCCGCGGTACAGGCCCGGAATGTCGGCCGCCATGTTGACCGCCAGATGGCCGGTCAGGCGGCCATAGGCGAGCAGCGCGCGCAGCACCTGGATGTGATAGTCGGCCTTGCGCGGGGTGGCGGCCATGGTGTCGCGCCACGCCACGATCTTGCCGCGCACCCGGCGATCGTCAAAGACTTCCAGCGGGGCGGTGCCGAATCGGGCTTCGATAGTGGCGAGGGCAAGGCCCCAGCTGGTGCGGGTAGCGGGGGCCAGCGCCGCCCAGGCGGCGCTGCCGCGCCAGCTGGCGGCGAGGGCCGACAAGGTGCCGGCGGGTTTCTGGCGCAGCTGTTGATGTGCTTCCTGATAGGCGGCGAGCGCGGCGGCATCGAGCGCGGGCCTGGCGCCGCCGGTCGCCGCCATGATCTGGGGGCCGCCCCTCCACGCATACACATACCAACGCACCGGTTGCCCGGGCGCGCGGCGGGCGACGAAGTGCAACCCCTTTAGTTGTTTTCCAGCCATTCATCGGCCTTTGTGCGGGCGGTTGCCGGCTTTGGCAACACCCGCACGGTGCCGTCGCGGGTGACTTCGAACCCGCCGGGATCCATGCCCATTTCCCGCGCCAGCGCAACCATGCGCCGGATGATGGCATTGGATGTGTAGGCGCGGGGTTTGGTGGCGGGCATGGTCAGGCGTCGATGTTGCGCTGTTCGACGGTGAAGCTGACGGCCACCACCCAGGGGTTTCGGTCCCATGCGTCAGGGCCGTTGATGCTGTTCCAGAGGCGCTCGTATCCCAGCACATGCGAGAATGTGCCGCCCAGGTCGATCTTGTGGGCATTCGAAAGCCGGTGATCGAATTGCCGATCAACTGCCTCGGCGCCTTCGGCCAGCGCGTCAGCCTCGCTGATGTCCTGCAACCGCTGCACCCGCACGTCTGTCACCAGCAGGGTTAGGCGCGAGGCCCAGCGGGGCATGTGGATCGACACGCGCACCTTGCCGTGCTGGTCGCAGTTGTCGCGGTCGGCCTCATACCAAATGCGGCTGTAGCCGGGGCCTACAAGCTGGCTTGGGCGCAGTTCGTCTGCAACCTTGCTGGTGCGCCACGTTTCCTTCACCCAAAGCCGGTCGCCGGGTCGATACGGTGCAAGCCCAAGAAAGCGGTTGTATCCTTGCGGTCCATTCTTTTGAGCCCAAATGCCGCTTTCCGCCCATTGGTTCGCAACGCCCAGCGCGGGCACATCGGGCGGTGCAAACCATGTTTTGACGACATCGTGAGGCGCGTTCAACACAGGTTGCCACCCGTTTTTCAACACCCGCCGCGTCTGGGTCTTTGTGCCATCGAGCAGGGCGCGCACCATCGGCGCGCTGAACAGGATCGGGCGGTCGGTCACAGCTGCCCCGCATAGATGATGACGGCGGCGATGATGACCAGACACCAGCTTAGGGTGCGGGCGTCATAGGCCGGGGGGCGGCGGTGGGTGGTGGGGGTCAGCGGGCCGTAGCTGTCGAAGCTGTGGCCGGGCTCGCCTGCTGCGAGACGCTGCACCGGGGTGCGCGGTTTGCGGGATTGTGACATCGTGTTGCCTCCACCGGCCGGGTGCCGGTGGCGCAAAGTTACAAATTGTATCCTTCAGGTCAAGAGAAAAGGTTACACGCTGTAACCGCTATCGCCGCTTGCTCCGTCGGGCGTTGGCGATCGCGGTGTCGAGATCGTCGATTGCCGACTTGGGCTGGAAGGCGATGACGGTTTCCGCAAGTGCTGCGATCTGTTGCTGTTGTGCGGGTGATGCGCGCGACCAGGTGTCCATGATGTCGGGTGGCAGATCGCGCGGGTGATGATCGAGCAGGTGGCCGGGCGTCGTGTTGAGCACTGGGGCAAGACGGCGCAGCCATTTTGCCGACAAATGCCGTTCGCCCGATTCGAGATGGGTGATCATGCTCTTGATCGTGCCGACGGCATCGGCGAGCTGCTGTTGTGTTAGGCCGCGATGCAGCCGCCACGCCTGCAGGTGGTTCGGCCCGCCGTTCTTTTCATCGAACCAATGGTCGGCATCATTTTCGTCCATGTTTACAATATGCCACACCGCAAAGTGGCGGTCGTCGCACGGGATGTAAACTTTTCCGGTTGACGGCAAGGTTACGTTCTGTAACCTTGGGGGCATGGAAGCGAACACGCCCCCCCCGATCCGACCTGTCGAACTGGCTGCTGCGCTGGGCATCGGCAAGGCTTATGCCTCCCTGCTGCTGGCTGGAAAGCGGACGCTTTCGCTGGCGATGGCGTTGAAGGCGTGGCGCGCCACCGGCCACAAGCTGGGCGGGCTGGAGGCGTTGACCGATGCCGAGTGCGACCAGATCGACAGGCTGACCGGCGCGGTGCGTGCCGCCGCTGCGCCCGATGCCCCGGCGCCGACCCGTCCGATCGTGTCGATGGGCGAGGGGTTTGCCGGATGAACGCCGCCTTTTTTCATCTCAGCACCATCATGCTGTTTGGGCGCAACCCCCGCCCGCCCGGTCCGTTGGTCTGGCGGCGGCTATCGACGCTGCTGTTCGACCAGGGTGTCGGCAACCATTTTGAGGTGGTCGGCAACGGCAACGAAGTGATCCAGGCGAAAGCCTGCGTTGACCTCGATTCCGGTGACCGGATCGACCATGACAAGCATCGTGTAGGTGACGCCATCGAGGACGGTTTGCCCGACCTCAATGCCTCCGTCTGGCCAAAGTTTGACGACTGCCATGGCGAATCTCCCGATGAAATGCGGGAGCCTAAGCCGTGACCCCGGCAAACGACAACGGCGCCACGGTGCGCGGGCTGGCGTTGCCGGTGGTCGGTCTGGGCAGCGGTGCGCCCCGCGGGGCGGCGCCGGCGATCACGAAGGGTGGCGGGGTTGACCATGGGTGCAGGCTTAACCTGACCCGGGCGCCGGCGTCATCGGGTAAATTTTACAGTTATACCGGGGCCGCTGCTCGCGCTGCCTATCTGGTCAACTGGGCGACACGGCGCGGGCGCCGGGTCGATGTGCTGGCATGAGCATGACCATCGGCCTTTGGATTTTGCCTTTGATTGTGACCGTGGTGGCTTTTCGGTGGGCCTTTGGCGACGAGTTTACGCGGGGCGATTACAATTTCGGCTTTATGTTCAGCTTGCCAGCAGCGGCATTTTTCGCCGCGGTTTCATGGGCGCTGTACTTTGCCGCGATATGGTGGGCGGCATGACGGTCAGCATTGCCCAGGCGCACATCAAGCGGGCGACGCGGGACCTGGTGCGCAGCGTTGGCGGCACATCCGAAGGGGCGGTGCTGTGCCGGGTGCGGCAGCAGGATCTTTCCGATTATCAAAACCGCGATCAGCCGGCGCGGTTCATGCCGGCCGATGTCATCCGCGACCTGGAGGCGGTGGCGCCGCGCCCGCTGGTGACCGAGGCTTTGGCGATCGAGGCGGGTTATTCGCTGTTCAAGCTGCCGGTGGCCGATGTGGTGGCCGGGGGCGACTGGCCGAGGATGCTTGCGGCGTTCGGCAAGGAATCGGGCGAGCTGGTTGCCAAGGTGGCGACGCACGCGATGGACGTGCTGACGGCGCGCGAAGTGCGCGACAGCGGGCTGATTTCCGAAATTGATGAAACGATCGCGGTGCTGGTCGCCATGCGCGCCTGTGCCGTGACGGTGGCGGAAGGGCAATAGGAGGATGCGGATGCGGGAGTTCAGCACGGTGACGGGCGGGGATGATCTGGCCAGCGTCGCGGGCGGGGTGCACCCGGCGATCACGCCGCGCCGCACCGCCGAAATGGTCGAGCATTTTCACGCGCATTTCGGTGTCGAGCAGTTCGATAAATGGGTGGTGAAGGCACAGCCGAACGCCCGGCAGATTTACGGCGCGGGGTGGAACGTCACCACCGCATCCGCGCCGGGCGTCGCGGCGCGGATGCGGGCGCTGGCCGAAGCCGGGCTGGTGCTGCTCTGCGCCGTGCGCCGCACCCGGCCCGATGGCGACACCGCCCACCCGTTCGATTTCGTCGCCATTCGCACGTCGAAGCCGGTGCCGAAGGGGTTTCCCGCGCTGCCGCCGGTGGCGGCGAAGCCGCAGGCGCCGGTGGTGGTCAAGATGCCGAAGCGGGGGGATCGGGAATGAGCGGGTTCATCGTGCCTTCGGATGATGTGCGGTGGTGCGCGGCGCTGGCGACGGCGTTGTCGGTGTGTTGCGCGGCGCCGGTGTCCGACCGGGTGGCGGAAGTGCGGGCGTTGATCGCCTCGCCGCCGGTGCAGATGTTGCCGGTGATGTGGCACGCCCTAATCGGCGCGGCGGAAAAATGGCTGGGCCAGTGCGATGCGGCGAAGCCGGGCGATCTGTTGCCCCAGTTCGCCGCCATCCGCCTGATCGAAATGGCTTTGCGCGACAAGCCGGTGCCGGTGCCGGCCTGGGCGGAGCGGTGCGCATGAGCCGGCAAAAAAACGTCGGAGCGGTGCGCATGAGCCGGCAAAAAACGTCGGAGCGGTGTGCGTGACCGCCGTGGTGCTGATCATCGTGCACCTGGTCGCGGCGGCGTGGTTTGCCTGGTCTGTCGGCACGTTGCTGCGCCTGCGCCGGGCGAATGCCGGGCTGGCGGAGGCGTGCGCCGTGTTGGCGGGCGAACGCGACCGGATGGCGACGGCGGTGATCGAAGCGACGGCGGCGCTCGACCGCTTTGCCGGTCGCGGTGGCGGGGTTTGGCGGCGGCAGCGGGCGCGGGATGCGGCGCGTGAGGGCCTGCCCGCGCAGATTTTCGGGGATGCGGAGGGGAGAAACTGATGACGGATCAATTCAGCCTGCGCCAGAATGTCAGTGAGCCGATTCACCGGGTGCTGGATTGCCTGGAGGATATCGCCGAAGGGCCGCTGGGCCGGGTGTCGGCCGAAGTGTTGATGGCGGAAATCGGCCTGGTGGGCGACACGGTGTTCGGCATTGCGCTGGCGCTGGCCGCGCCCGGGGTGGAGGAGACGGGCCCGGAACAAGCCGACCGGCAGCGGCGACAGGCCATCGCCGCGCTGCGCCACCCGCAAGCGGTGCAGATGGCGGCGCTGATGTTGCTGGCGATCGAGCATTGCGACCCGGGCCGCGCGCTCGACAGCGTGTTGCCGCCGAAGTTTGCGCTCGAGGATGGCGGGCCGTTGGAAGGTGCCGAACAATGAGCGGCGGCGATTTCATTTCGCGCAGCGAAGGCGCGATCTGTGCCCGGCGCGGCATCGATGACCGGGTGACGGTGGTGCGCGACCTTCAGCGGGTGATTGCCCGGCATGGCGAGGCCGGGGCGGCCGACCAGTTGACGGTCAGCGCCGGCTATCTGGCCAAGGTGATCGACCGCAAGGCCGAAATCAGCCGCGACCTGTTGGTGGGGATGTACGGCGTGGCGGGGTCGAAGCTGGTGCGCGGGCTGGCCAACACCGCTTTCGACGACGAAGTGGCAAAGCTGCTGTCGGCGGCGGGGGTGGGGCAGGCGTCGGGCAAGCTGGAAAGCGCGGTGGTGGCCAAGGTGCCCGCGCCTGAACCTGAACCGGTGGCGGCGAAGCCGCCGCCGTGGCGCCGCGAGGTTGACCCGACCGATGCCGGGCATCTGGAACTGGTAGCGATCTTGCGGCGGGCCGTCGAGGCGTTCGGCAGCAGGCGGCAGGCGGCGGAGCATTTCGGGTGGGGCATTTCCACGCTTGATTTCTTGAAGGCGGGGAACCGGGCGTTTTCACGGGCGCAGGCCGACAAGCTGCGCGCCTGGGCGGCGGCGAACCCTGAACAGGATGCATCGGCTGTCGTGCCCCTGGCGGCCGATGACAGGGGGGCGGAGGAAGTGCCGCCCCCCGCACCAGTTTCACCAGATACCGCCGACAGAGCCATGGATGCAGTTCCCCCGGCGCCCGTGGCCGCTGCTGTGTCGGCGGTGGCGGCGGTGCCTGCGGGGTGCACAACCCCTGATGTGGCGGCGCCGCCGATTGTTTCGACCTGTGAGGCCGAAGCGGCCAGCGATGCCATCGCGCGATCGGTCGACCTGTTGCAGGTCGAAGCCGATCTGCTGGCCAGCTGGTGCGACGCGGCGCGCATGGAAATCGGCATCTGGGAAGCCCGGCGCGGCAAGGTTATGCGCGCCATCGAGGCGCTGCAGGCGGTGGCGGCATGAGCGGCCAGCTCGACCCTGCCGTGCAGGAAGCGTTGCGGGTGGCGGGGTTTGCCCTGTTCCAGTCGATCAACCATGAAATCAACCGGCAGATCGCGCGGATGGTGGCGGGCGGGTTTGCGCCCGAAGTGGTGGCGCTGGCGGCGATCAACGCCAGCGCGACGTTGCTGGCCAATGCCCTGACCAGCCAGATTTGCGCCGACCGCCGCGAGGAAGTGACCGCCGATATTGTCGGCGAAGTGACCGCCGCGGTGCGCCACGGGATGCGGCCGCACGCCGGGCCGGTGACGATCCAGTGACGGCCGCCGACCTGCCCGCCCTGCGCGCCCTGACCGATGCGGATTTTGCCGCGGCGGTGTCGGTGCCGGGGGCGACGCTGGTGCATTTCACCGCGACCTGGTGCGCGCCGTGCACGCGGGCGGCGGTCGAAGTGGCCGGGCTGTTCGCCGATCTGCGCGGGCGCAAGCGGGCCGCGCGCGCGCCAGCGATTCCTGTGGTGATGACGGCCGACATCGATGCGGCGCCGCACGCGGCCAACGCCGCCGGCCTGACCGGGGTGCCGTGCCTGGTGCTGTACCGCGACGGGGCGCGCGCCGCCCAGCTGACCGGGCAATGGTCGCGGCAAACCTTACGCGAATGGTTCGATGGGGTGATGGAGGGATGACGGTGACGAAACAGGCGAAGATCGCGGTGCCGGTGGTGCTGGAACGGGCCGCGCTGGCCAAGGTGCTGGCGGTGGTGATGGGGGCAGTTGACCGCCATGCGACGATTCCGGTGCTGGGCAATGTCGCGTTGCGGCATGAAAAGGGCGTGCTGACGATTGCAGGCACCAATCTTGACCAGGTGTTGACGGTCGATGTCGACACCGGCGGCGGCGATGATTTCGCCACCACGGTCAACGCCGGGCGACTGGCGGCGCTGGTGAAGGCGATGACCAGCCCGGAAGTGGCGCTGTCGATCAGCGACAAGGGCAAGCTGGTGGTGGCCGGCGGCGGCAGCGACGCGGTGTTGCACACCATCGCGCATGACGATTTCCCGGCGGCGCACGGCGTGCCGGAAGTCATCAGCAGCATCGACCCGGTGCGCTTTGCCGCCGATCTGGCGTTTGTGATGCCGGCGGTGTCGACCGACGAAACGCGCTATTATCTGAACGGTGTCTGCCTGTGGCCGCGCGGCGGTGATGACGAAGATCTGGCGGTGGTGGCGAGCGATGACCACCGGTTGCACATGGTGTCGATGCCGCGCATTCCGGCGGTGTGCGACCTGCCGCGCCCGCCGATTTTGCCGACACGTTTCTGTGCGATGATGCGGCAGTTGATCGCGGCGAATGCCGGGGAAGCGACCGCCGATTTCGGCCTGACCAACGGCAAGGCGGTGTTTCGCATCGGGCGGTGGCAGCTGACATCAAAGTTGATCGATGGGACATTCCCGGATTGGTCGCGGGTGGTGCCGGCGCCCGGCGGGGTTGAGGTGACGGTTTTGGCCAAGGCGTTGACCGATGCGGTGGGCACGGTGGCGGCGATCACCAGCGAAAAAGTCAGCGCGGTGACCCTGACCCATGATGACGGGGCGCTGGTCACTTCATGCGTGTCGCCGGAGCATGGCGAGGCGCGGGCACGGGTGCGCGGCGGCACGGTGCCGGCGTTCGATTTCCGCATCGGGTTCAACCACAAATATCTGACCCAGGTGATGCGCATTTTCGCCGGGGCCGATGTCGCCGCCCAGTTTATCGACCCCGCCGCGCCGGTGATCTGGCGGTGTCCGGATGTGCCGGGGCGGTTGGTCGTCCTGATGCCGATGATGGTGTGACGATGGCCGGCAAGGTGCAGGTGGTCGAGGCGGCGGCGGCCTTGCCGCGGTTTCGGATGTGGCGGCGGCGGGGCGGGGTGATGGCCTATGCCGAATATGCGCTGGGGCGGCAGATGGTGTCGGCGACGGTCGGGCCGTTCGACACGGCGGATGCGGCGGCGCGGGCGTTGCTGACGGCGACGCGGCAGGTGGTGCTGTGAGCGTGTCCGGGGATGCGCCGGTGGGGCGGGTGGTGCCCGATGCGGGGCAGCGGGTGCTGGCGATTGCGGTTGACGCGCTGGGCCGGCCGCGCGCCGAAATTCTGGGGCGGTGCCGGATGCCGGGGGTGCTGCGCCCGCGGTGGGCGGCGATGGTCGCGCTGCGCCGGGCCGGCATGTCCTATTCGGTGATCGGGCGGCGGATGCGGCGCAACCACACATCGGTCATTCACGCCGTGGCGCGCGGCGAGGCGATGGCGGCGCGGGATGCGGAATTCGCCGCCCTGGTCGACCGGATGGTGGCGGCGATCGTGCCGGCGGCGGCCGTGCCGGTCGATTCCGGCGAGGGCTGAACCCATGACAAGCGGGGATGATCGCGCCGATGCGGCGCAACAGGAAACTGCCCCCCAAATTCGGGGCGCAATCCGGGGTGGGGCGGTTTGTCGGCCGGGGGAACATCGTTGCCTGGCGCTGATGCTGGGGTTTTTTGCCATTGAGGCGACGGGCGCCATCGATGACCTGACCCGAGCGGCGGTGGCGCGGTGTGAGGCGCAACTGTGACCGGTGGCGATCTGTTCGAGCGCGCCAAGGCGGTTGACCTGGTGCAGCTGGTGCGGGCGCTGGGGGTGAAGTTGCGCGCTGGCGCGCGGGCGCGGGGGTTTTGTCCGATCTGTCGGGCGGGGGAAAAGTCGGGTTCGACGCCGTTTTCGGTGGATGGAGCCAAGGGGCTGTTCAAGTGCTTTGCCTGTGGCGCCGCCGGGGATGCGGTGCAGTTCGAGCAGCTGACCGGCGGGTGGGCGAGTGCGGCGGATGCGGCGCGGGCGTTGCTGGGCGAGGTGCGGGGCGATGCGGTGCGCGTGGCGCGACCGGCGGCGGTGCGGGTGGTGCCCGAGGCACGCGGCGATGCGGTGTTCGTTGATGGTGCGGCCGTGGCCGCCTGGCTGTCCGAACACTCCGTGCCGGGGATGGCGTCGCCGGTGTTCGACTGGCTGGCGGCGCGGGGGTTGATGCCGCTGGCCATCGATGGGGCGATTGACCGGTTGCGGTGGTGTTCGGCGGCGCCCGTGGCGGCCTGGGCGGTGCGGGGGGCGGGGGATGAGGTGCGGCCGCCCGCCGGCGTGCCGCGGTGCGGGGCGATGGTGGCGCCGTTGGTGCGCGGGGATGGCAGCGCGGCCGGGGCGGTGCATGTGACCTATCTGGCGCCGGGCGGGCGGGCGAAGGCGGATCTTCGGCGGCGGGATGGATCGGCGATGCCTTCGCGCAAGATGTTCGGTGCGGCGCGCGGCGCGGGGTTTCCGCTGACCGATCTGGACGGGCCCGGGCCGTTGCTGGTCGGCGAGGGCATCGAAACGGTGTGGGCGGTGGCGCAGGGCTGGGAGGGGCCGGTGCGGGCGGTGGCGGTGCTGTCGCTCGATAATCTGCAGGGCAGGGTGGTGAAGGATGACGCCGGCAGCTGGCGGATCGATGCGCCGGAAGCCGACCCGGCCAGGCCGCCGTTCACGATTCCGGCGGCGGGTGACGTGGTGATCCTGTGCGATGCCGATATGGCGCCGGTGCCGGCCCTGGTGCGCGACGGGCGGCGGGGCAAGCCGGTGCAGGTGCGGCTGACGGCGTTGCAGCGGGCGGAGCTGTGCGGGGCGCTGGCGGCGCAGGCGTGGCTGCGCGCCGGGGCCACCAGCGTGCGGGCGATCAGGCCGCGCTTGGGGCTGGATTTCAATGATGCGGTGCGGGGATGAGCGATCTGCTATCCAGCGCCAGCGAAATCGCCATGGTCGGCGCGGAAGCTGTCGAACTGACGCTTCAATCGCTGCGGGCTTATTGGGACCGCCACGATCATGTTTCTGTCGCATGGTCCGGGGGTAAGGACAGCACGGCGGCATTGACCGTGTTAATTCACTTGATCGATGCCGGGCTGCTGCCGCAGCCGCAGCGGCTGTGGGTTTTCTATGCCGACACAAGGCAGGAACTGCCGCCGATTCAGGTTGCCGCCGATGCGATGATCGTGAAGCTGCGCCAGCGGAACTGGATCACTGTCGAGGTGGTGCGCGCGCCGGTCGATAAGCGGTTCCTGGTTTATATTCTGGGGCGCGGTGTACCGCCGCCGAACAACAACACGCTGCGCTGGTGCACCCGGCAGATCAAGGTCGACCCGATGGCGGCGGCGCTTGAAATGGCGCTTGAGCGCATTCCTGGCAGTGTGTTGATGATCACTGGCGTGCGCCAAGGCGAAAGCGCCATCCGCGATGGTCGCATCAGCATGTCGTGCAGCAGAGACGGCGCCGAATGTGGGCAGGGCTGGTATCAGCAGGTGCTGCCGCAGGCGAAGGGTATTCGCGGCCGGATGGCCACGCTGGCGCCGCTGCTGCACTGGCGGGTTTGTCAGGTCTGGGACTGGTTGAAGATTTGCGCGCCGCAGGCGGCTTTTGGTGGGTGGGACACGGCAATTCTTGCCGATGCCTATGGTGGTGACGATGCGACCGAGATTGAAGCGCGCACGGGCTGCATCGCCTGCCCGCTGGCGTCTGAAGATGTCGCCTTGAAAACCATCGTGGCCATGCCGCATTGGGCCTATCTGTCGCCGTTGCTGCGCCTTCGCCCGCTGTATCGTTCGCTGCGACTGATGGAGAACCGGCTGCGGAAAGCCGAACCGGAAGTGTTGAAGGATGGAAGCCTGTCTAAATCGGGCCAGCGGGCCGGGCCGATCAAGCTGGAAGCGCGACTGTCTGCGCTTGAAACGGTGCTGGAAATCCAGCGCGAAGTGAATGCTGCGGCTGATCTGCGGGGCAGGCCGCGGCTCGACATTCTGAACGGCGAGGAAGAAGCGCGCATTCGCCAGCTGATTGCCCAAAACACTTGGCCCCAGCGGTGGGACGGCACCGAGGTCAGCGCCGATGCGTGGCTTGATCGCATCAATGAGGATGGCACCGTCGAGCCGATCCTGTTCAGAGAGCTGGTCGGCCGATGACCCGCCCTATCGAAATCAGCCTGGTCAACAATGAAGTGTTGGCGTGGAAAGAGACGAACGACCTGGGCAATGCGGAGCGGTTGCAGGCGCGGTTCGGGGCGAAGCTGTGCTGGTTGCCGGTCGGCGGGTGGGCGTTCTTTGATGGCACGCATTGGTCGCTGGCCGATGGCGCGCGGCAGGCGGTGCTGGCCGCGCAAAAGACTGTCCGGGCTATCCGTGATGAGGCGGATGCTTTGGAGCGTCTGGCCGAAGCGCCTGAACGCTGGTTCGCGGGTTGCAGTGTCGAAATGCTGACCGAGCGGGCGATCAGCCTTCGCAAGCATCAGGTGACATCGGGCAACACACCGAAGATCAACGGGATGCTGGCGCAGGCCGCCAATCTGATGATGGTGCCCGATGAGGAATTCGACACCGACCCGCTGGCGCTCAATGTACGGAACGGGACTTTGCGGTTTGTCAAGGGGGATGAAGGGCTGGAGGTGACGCTTTCGCCGCATGATCCGGGGGACCGGTTCACCAAATTGGCGAATGTCACCTATGATCCGAAGGCGCGGGCGCCGAAGTGGGAGGCGCATCTTTCGACCTGTCTGGCCGATGACAGTGCGCGGGCGTTTTTTCAGGATGCGCTGGGCTATACGATGACCGGCCTGACCACCGAACAATGTGTGTTCATGGACCAGGGGCGGGGTGGCGACGGCAAGTCGACCGCCATGATGGCGTTTGCGCACATGCTGGGCAGCTATGCCGCCACGGCGTCGATCAATTCCTTCCTTTCGAACGGCAAGACGGCCGATGGATCGGGGCCGTCTAGCGACCTGGCGCGGTTGCATGGCGACATCCGCATGGTGTCGGTGGGTGAGCCGCCGAAGGGGTCGACGCTCAACGACAGCCGGATCAAGATCTGGACCGGCAGCGGCGATGTGGTGGCGCGCAAGTTGCACAAGGATGATTTCAGTTTCAAGCCGCGGTCGAAGCTGTGGTTCGAATGCAATGGCCGGCCGAAGATTTCGGGGGATGATGATGGCATCTGGCGGCGCATCCTGATCCTGTTGTGGCCGCACCAGTTTCCGGTGGAGCAGCGGGTTCTGGGGTTTGAGGAGCAGCTGTATGCGGAAGCCGCCGGCGTGCTGAACTGGGCGATCGTCGGGCTGGGGCGGTGGTTGATGGCGGGGAAGCTAAGCAAGCCCGCGGTGGTGACGGCGGCGGTGGCGGAATATCGCCGGGCGAACAACCATTTCGGGGACTGGCTGGCGGAGTGCACCATTGCGGAGGCGGGGGCTTCGACGCTCTCGAAAACGCTTTATGCCAAATACAAGGAATGGTGCGAGAAAAACGACATCGGCGAACGCGACGTGATGTCAAGCACGAAATTCGGGCTGGAGCTGGGCGACCGGCAGTTCATGACCCGGAAGAATGGCCAGGGGAACATCGAGCGGCGGGGGATTCGGCTCAAGACCGCGCTGGAGGATGATGCGACGCTGGCGGCTTATGATGCGATGGCGGAGGAGGTGGGGCGGTGAGCCGATGCTGTCGCGTTTTCCGAAGCCCGCATCGCCGCCTTCGACCACGCCTGAACCCTTAAACGAGGAGACGAACAATGACGACATACAATGGCATCCACCGTGGCAACCTCCGGCTGAAAGCCGGTGATGTGGTGGAGGCGCTGACCGAGGTCACCGGCTATGTCGATGTGCAGCCGGGCGCCACGCTGACGGCCCCGGCGCTGACCGAGGTCACCGGCTATGTCGATGTGC